GTCCTCAATTTCATCGGGGAACTTGTACGGTTCAGCCATATTCTTCCTTTCAAGCGCGGGTCAGGCCGCGAGGGTCTTGCACAACAGCATCAACTTGGTCGTCGTTGATGAGACGGAACTCCTTACCAAAGATCTTGAATCTTGTGCCGGAGTAAGTACGTACTAACACAAAGTCGCCCTCTTTACACCATGCTCCGTTGGGAAACTTGGCGGTGTCGTTGTACGCATCAGGGCCAACTTTTAAAACAAACAACACAGTGGTTGCAGTTTCTTCTTGGCGCATGCTCTCAATAGGCCGGACTAAGTCCAGACTTGTACCATCCACTCGTTCAGAAATGTCGGGTACCGCGCAAAGAATCTTCCAGCCTGTGGGCAGGGGAAGTTGCGTGGCCTTCTGCTCATCAGTATCTTCAGGAGCATCCAGAGGCTGGATGGGTTCAGGCAGTGCAAAAGCACCGGGGGTTAAATCAATATCACTCATCTGATTCTTCAACTTTCTGTGCAAGGTCAAGTAGATAACGCTCTGCGAGGGCTAGACCCTGAATAATCCCGCAGAGTTTTTGGTACTCTTCAAAAGTACGGCACGAACCACCAGCCAAGTCATCAGCATAGTTGTTCATGTCAGTGCGTAATTTTTCACGTAATACGCGTACGAAGTCTTGAATCATGATTTAGGCTCACGTTGGTTCCTACTATTTGAGAGCGCAGTAGTACGCGCCTGTAAATCCATCTGGGCTTTATTCTTTGCGATGTCAGCGCCCATTTGGATGCCAGCACGTTCTTGTTCAAACTGTTGCTTGAATTCGCTCTCTTTGATTTGCGCACCTGTGCGAAGAGCTTCCAACTCCAGTTTGCCGCTGACTTCTTGCTCTCGTAAAGCCTGTGCGTCGGCTTTTCCAGCAGCGTCCATCATGATCTTTTGTTTCTTCAACTCTAGCTCTTGCGCTTTGAGTTGGAGTTCCTGCATCTGCAACTGCATGACTGGGTCTTGCATCTGTTGCTGAGCTTGCTGTTGTGCAGCTTTGGCTTTGTTCTGCATCAGCACTTGGTTGGCCGCTTGAGCCATCATGCCCGACAAGGCAATCTCAATCTGCGGTGGCAACTTCTCGTCTTCGGGAGGCAGGGGCATGCCCAACTGTTGCTCGATCTGCTGGCGCATCTGATAACCAACGTGCTCTGCAATGTGCGCAGTGATTGCGCCCATGATCTTGGGAGCCTGTGGGTTCTGACCAATGAATTGCTGCATCATCGGGTCTTGCAACAGCATCATGTGCACCTGCATGTGAGCAGCGTGATCTTGATGCAAGAATGCTTTAAGTGGCTTACCTTTAAGCGCATTCTGATTCTCTTGCACTGGGTCAATCGGCTTTTGATCGTCCTCAATTGGTACAAGCTTCTCAGCGTTCTTGATACCCAAGACGCCCAACATACCGCGATGGAGTTCTGGCAAGTTGTAGATGTCCGGAGCCATCTGCGCCATCTGAATGACGGCTTGATACTGGATAACGCGCTGAGACATTGTCGCAGCGTTGGGGTCTGACACGGGGATAACGTCCACCAAGTCATAGTCGGCTTTCTTAGCTTTGCGAGTGCCGTACTCGGGTGTGTATGTGTAGTCCGCGTCTGTGTAGTCGCGGATGATGTTCTTCAAAAGTTTGAACTCTTGCTTTAGGGCAAAGTGCACACGAGCCTGCACCGCAGTCATCACTTTCAGTTGTCTTTCTAACAACGCAAGTGTGGTTCCCACGGGCGCGTTAGCGCTCATGTCAGACACCTTCATGTCAGCAGTAGCGGCAAACCGGCGACCTTCATCAACGATGGTCTGCATCAAGTTGAACAACGTCTGGCTTGGCTCTTTGTATGGGAGCGGCAAGATGTTGTCGCGGATCGTGCCCGAGCCAACGTCTACGTCACGGAACTCTCCGGGTGCGATTGGTGTGTCGTCGCCCTTGATTCGCAGGCCCCGTGTCTTGAGTCCACCGGGTAAGTTAGCAAGCGTTCCTGCATCGACGAGTTGTCGCATGAGGGAGGTAGCGGATTTAGCAAAGCCTCCGATAAGATGGAAAAGCCCGAAGCCGTAAGCTCCAAAACCCGGGATATATTGGTAGTGCACAAAGTGTTGGCGCTTGAGTCTGAGGTCATCATCTTCTTTCCAGTTACGGCGGATTGACAGGATGTCGTTAGAGCCTTTAATCAACGTGACAACGTACGGCAGCATGATGCCGGTCTCTTCACCTGCGTCGTCTTTGTCTTCGTAGCCTTCAAGGTTCAAGTCCACGTGGCACTCATACAGGGTGTAGCGGTCGTCGTTCAAATCACTAAAGCCTGTCTCTTTGTCCTTGGCTTTCTGAATGTCTGTCAATTCTTTGGGTGAGTCAGGCAACTCAATATCAAGATAGAAGCCCGCTTGCTGGAGCTTGATGATCTCGTTCTTGGTCTTGCGCATGACGTGCGTGATGCGGTAGCAAGTATCCAGATCTGTTGTGCCGTACGGCAGATACATATCTTCCGCAGGAATAAACATGGAGACCTGACGTCCCAAATTGGGATCGTAGTACACCTTCTTAAACGCTGAGCCTGTAGCTGGCAGTGACCAGAGCATGCGCTCGTGTTCAGCGCGGTACTCAGTCATGACTTCCGTCAACTCGTAGTTCATGTCGTCTTCAACGTTAGACGCAACTTCTTTCATCTCCGGCGTTTCTTTGCCGATGAGTTTGCTACGCACAGGCCCTTGGGCTGGGAACGTCTCAGTAATTGTCTCTGCTTGGAAGCGAACAACAGCTTCTGTAATCATGGGGTGGAACACACCGCATGCGCCGTTCCATGGTTCAGTGCGCTCCTCAATCTGCAAGCCAAGCAGCTTTAGACCATCAACGTAAGTCTTTTCCCAATCTTTACGACCATTCTTGTCGTTGTCAATGTCAGACACCAAGTCCCCAGCCAAGGATTGCAAGGCACCACTGTTTATGTACTCGGCCAAGTTATCGTCAAAGCCTTCTTCATCGTCATCTTCTTTGCCGATGGTGATCTCAATACCATCCATGCCGATGGTAACTTCTTCGGGATCAACAATCTCAATCTCTAATGGTGACTCTTGCTCGCCCAGCGCGTCGATGCCCACGGGTTGTTGGTACAGCGCTTTGTCAATATTCGTTGCCATGTGTAGTCCTAGTAGTATTCGTGTTTCCGGCGGCGAAAGATTTCAAGCTCGTCTTTCTCGTCCGTGTCTAAAGCAATAAAGCCGCCTTGCCTGAAGCGTAGCAGCGCCTGTGTTGTTGTATCCACGTAGTCGTCGTGCTCCCCAACTGGGAACGCGGCCACCTCTTCAATCACTTCCCGTGCCCAGCGTGTGTCAGGTGCCCAGACTTTACCACTGCTGAATAAATCCGCAACCGCGTTCACTCGCACCATCTTGTCGTTACCGCGACTGGGGGAGAACTCTTGGACTGGGATTCCCAACGCCCGCAGTTCCTGAATCAACGGCCCCCCAGATGCCTTTTTCTCCACAATGAACGCATCAGGTTCCCACTCTTTGTATTGCTTAAGCGCTATTACCTTGAGCTCAGGGAAAGCCATGCGATCTTTAAACGCATCCAGTAAGATAAGCTGGGGGGAGTCATTTTCTTCCTCGTTGTAGAAGATGCCCCACGTTGTGCAGGCGGAATAGTCAGAGTTGTTCTTGGTTTCAAACGCCGTATCCCAAGACTGGATGATGTATTCACACCTTGGCGGGTCATCCTGCTCCCAAATACGCCACATTTTGCGTGAAACGATGGCAGAGTTCTCAGATGTTGGCTGCTGCATGTACTGCGCGTTCCAATAACGCGGATCAATCGACGCTTTTGTAGCTTTTAAGCTCTCAAGAGGCCACTGCTCGGGCCAAAGTGACTTCTCGTTGTCCTCGTCTTCGTTCAAAATGGCCGGAAGCTCCACAATCTCCCACGGAATTGCGTCCGGATTTTTTGATTGGTAGTCAATTAAGCGCCCAGTCAGGTCTAACAGCGACCAACGCGTCATCACAATGATGATCGCACCGCCCGGCATCAGACGCTGGAGCGGCCCGGTCTGGAACCACGACCATGCGGTATCAAAAGCCAGTCGACTATTGACTTTAACGTCCTGCTCCGAGTGAGGATCATCAATAACGAACAGATCAGCACCACGACCAGCAAGAGCGCCCCCGACACCAGCAGCATAATACTGACCGCCAGCGCTTGTAGACCATTTACCAGCAGCCTTCTGGTCGTCTGCAACCAATGTTTGCGGAAAAACATCACGGTACTCCTCAGAGTCAATCAAGTTACGCACGCGCCGACCGAAGTCTTCAGACAGACCCGCAGTGTGCGTGCCCATGATGATCTTCTTGTTGGGATACTTGCCAAGGAAGTACGCGGGGAACAGATAAGAGGAGAACTCAGACTTACCCATACGCGGCGCGATGTTGATAATCACCCGCTTTTTACGCCCCTCAACCACGTCCGTAAAGATCTTAGCTAGCTTCCTGTGGTGCGGGCCAATCTTAAACCCGGGGTACACAGATGTAGCAAAGCCCAACATGTTCGTCTTAGCTGCCGTAAGGCTAGCGCGACGTTCGCGCACTTCTATATCGTCGAGGAGTTCTATTTTGTCTTTCAGACTCATGAACGGCAGCGCCTTCTGGATGGCCTCAAGCTCCACCTTGCTGATAGAAGTGAACTGCTCAAAGTCCATCTGGCCCATCATTCTTCTCTTCTGGACTATCGTCTGGGCGCTCTGAAACGTCCACCACGTCTATCACTCCCATGAACTTGGCCAACTTATCCTTGATGCGCTGCTCAACTTCAGCATCCGACATCTCAATCTTCTTGACCTCAATTTGCTCAGTAAAGAGCCCCACTTCCGTGACCTTGCCTAGCGCGATCAGGGCTTTCAAACGGATGTTGGCGTTGGGGGACTTTGTCTCTTCAACCAGTTTAGCCACCGTGTAGCCCCTAATTTCCTGCGCCATGTCTATAAACTGCCAGTCATACGCAGCCAACATACCTGTTAGATGTCTTACTGCCGCTGGGGTTTTTAGTTCTGCAAGGCTAGCCTTTTGATCGGCGCTGTCCGTGTTGGTAGTCACGGCGTTGAACGCTTTTCGCGCCGCCTGTGTCTGTTGTTGGTTAGCAACTACTTCGTCGTCATCCACACCCAACTCTGCTAACCACTGCTCTGTAGCAACTTGCGCCGACAGAATATCACTGGGCGTCGCGTCGTCCAGTTTTTCCAAACCATCCCGAGAGGTGACCTCAGGTTCAAAATGCACCAAGTGATCTAACATGCGTAGGAATCCTTTTCAGTTGCTTCCTCGTTGGCGAGAGTGTACACTTCTTCTTGGCGAGTGCGCAAGCATTTGCTTCTCCTTGATGGTTGTTGAGTTGCCATCTTTGCCCCGGACTAAACACCCGGGGCTTTTTTTTGCCTCGAGGTTTTTTCAATTTTTATAAAATTTTTGGGGGTGCTGTGTTTTTGTACAGTGGGGGGTACTTCGGATTTTTTAAAAATTGAATCGTGGTTACGAAACAGTGTTCACACCATGACGCCACGGCACACCCCAATATGGCTTGGTGGGGGTATGGTGGGGGTCAAGAGTGGAGAACTCTCCACACTGTCAAGGGGATACGGCAACGACTTGTGGTATACTAGATGTATCGATTGGGGGAACTCAGTCGGTTCGGTTTGCCTCGC